CGATAACATCGTTTGTAGTTGGGTCAAATGATAACGCACTTCTAACAGCAGTATTACTATACTCTCTATCGTATGCAGTTAAGTCTAATGATTGTAGTTTATCATCGCCTAACAAGTCTTTTAAGGTAACCGTACTCCCAAAGAATGTAATCCTATATGTGTGTGGTTTATTGTCCTTTAAATCAACTCCTTCAAGTTTTATTTTTCCGTCTCTAAACGGTAAACTGTTCAGTTCTATATTTGAATCCTTTTTAATCCTTGCATCAAAACCTCCAACGACATCAAAATTATAATAGTGTTTAAAAATCTTGTTGTTTATTCTGGTTGCAGGTAAAGAAAAGGTTTTAGAAAATGCTGTGAATATTTTACCCAAATCTTTAACGTTCTGAATTGTGTCTGTTATAGAAACGGTTTCGTCCTTGAACATATCAACCCTTTGCCCCTCGATATATAGTTCTATGTTTTGCATTTACCTGATGTTGTTTATTACGTTGTAAGAGTTTTCAAAGTCAAAAGTATAATCTACAAGTCTGTCGTTTAAAGATGTTTTATAGGTTATGCTTGTAGTCGTTACGTTGATTGGAAGAACTTGCTCAACACCATTTTTTACATTCGTTATCCAAACCTTTTCAGATAGCATCATCTGTTTAAAAACTTCGTTATATTCTTCGCTCAGATACCCGCTACTCAAAGTAGTTGATTCTTTTGCCGTGATATTAAAATTTCTATTTGTATGGCTGCTTCTGTTGTAAGTTTTATTTGAATTTAAAATGTTTGCTTTGTAAGATTCTTTTTTGACCTTCATTTTTTCAACCGCCTTTTTAAAGAAGTACATATCTTGTAATGCTCCAAACTTATTTATAAACGTTACTTTCTTTGGCTCGTATTTACATTCCTCTAAAACATTTACTTTTATAGTTTCAATTTTACCATCAACAGAAACCTCTATTTTGTCAACCGCCCCGATTGAATAGTTGTTAAAGAAAGATTGTAAGCATACGCTATTTTCAAAGTCAACACCACCATCTTCCATAACTCTTTCAGCAAACGTGTCCCAGTTATTAGCATCCCCATAAATAGAAGCGTATCTAATTTGGTATTCTGCCTTGTCCGATGCTTGAAATGTTTCTGTTGCTATTATTTCGCCATCCTTGTAGAATGTTATTGTTGGTTCGTTTATTGTGTATATTGGAATCCGAAAAGTATTATCTTCTAAAACAAACAACTCTCTGTTTGTAATCATTACTGGGTTTGTATCTGCACCATCTTCTTCAAAATAGTTATACCCATCAAGTGAAATAATTGTTTCGGTACTGGTGTTTAAAACAACGTCATTTGCATCGTAACTGACAAGGTCAGCTTTAGTCCAAACTCCTTGACCATTATAGTTCCCATCAAATAAAACATCTATTTCGTCCCTTACCAATTCAGATACTTCAAAAAAGATTTCTGTTTGACCACTCAAAGAATACTTTCGTATTGTGTATGTCGGGGTAACTGGAGGCGAACCAATGTTGTTATTATAAATATAAAGTTTCAATTCAGCGTATGAAAGTGAAGAGTTACCAGTTATAGAAAACCATTTCGGACTTCTTGTATTTAATATTGCCATCTTATTTATTTTTTATTGTGTTCTTCATTAATTGCTCAACGTCTAAAACGAAGGCATTTATTATTTCTTCAGGTAGATTTTTAAACGCAGCTTCAAAGGGTTTAGTAAAAAACATACTAGGTTTTATTCCTTTCATATAGATACTTCTAGCAATCATAAATTGAATAGACTTAGCAAACCCTGCCGCAGATATTGTTCTGGCTTTAAACTTACCCGAGGAAGTTCTGGGTGCTATTCCTCTTCTTACTATCCACTTATCCAACTTAGTTGGTGGCGGCATTTTGTCCGTGTACGCATAAGGAGTTTCGTATTTTACTTTAACACCGCTTACCCCTTTATCCTGAAACTTTCCGTATTCTTCCATCCATATCTCCAAGCCTGTAAAATCTCCGCTTTCAGATACTTTATAGCTTATGCTTTCATACAAAGAACTGCTACTGTTTTTTCCTTTATCTACTAAGTTTTGTTTTGAGTTTTCAACAACGTATTTCCCGAAGGCGTTCATCGCTGCTCTAGTTTTGCTTAGCTGCATATATCAATATCGTTTTGAACTAAGACCGTGAACGTACCCGCCCAACCCGCTAGTCTGTTTTCAAATCTTTCATAAAATGGCTCGCAATTTCCATTCCCTTCTAACTGATAAAGTTCTGTGTGTAAATTTCCTTTTCTTAGAATCATAGTAAGCCGATTTAAAACTGCTAACTGAGTATTTAAAACATCCTGCTCGTTATTGTTTCCCCTAAAAATATCTGTTGTAATATCCTTGCTTTCGTCTACTATATCCATAGCCATAACAGTTATATTGAAAGACAAATATTGTTCGTTAGTACTTACGTTATTAATCATCAAATGTGATAAAGGGAAAATGGTTTGTTTTGACAAATCCACGTCTGCAATATCTCCAGATGTAACCGTATTTACATTTACATCTTCTAGTAATTGGTTCTTTATACTTTCAGTTAATTGATAAAATCCTCTAATTCCTTGCATCAAAATTTATTTTTAATTTGCTTCTTTTCTATTTCGTTCTTCTCCTTTTCAAATGTCAAAAACAGTAGACACTCGTGTACCTTTAATTTAGTGATATGTTCAAATCGTTCAAGACGTCCTTTAGCGATTGCGTAAATTGAAGAATACCATCCCCATTTTGTTCCGAATTGAGATACGCTAGTAAGTTCGCCTCCTTGTTGCCCTCCAAAGAGTTCATCATAATTTTGCATAAGTCGTTCCCTAAATGATAAAAAAAAAGGATAGAACCCAGTACGGCATCTAGTGGCATATCTTTTAAATGCTCAGTGTCTTTGGCTTCGTAGTCTTCAATAACGTACCGACCGCCTTTTCTGTTTAATACTGGTCTATATAAAACCCCCATAGCTTTCTCCATATTGTCCCAGTCTCCAATGAAAGTATCTAGGTCGATATATTCCCCGAAACTCATATCGTCTAAGTTTGTAATAAATCCGTACTCATCGCCCCCCATTTTGAAAGTATTAACAAGGCTTGGTTTACTGTCAAACATTTCTGAAATTATAGAAAATATATCTTGTACGTCAGTAGCTTTTAAAAGTCGAACCTGTTCTGGGGTTACTTTGCAAAATATCTCAATCATTCTAAAAGACAGTTCTGTTTCTGTCAAACCTTCGAGACTTAAATACTCCTGATACTGTCCGAGAGTAACCTCGTTTAAATTATTTGGTATTGTTAATTGTACTTTCATACTTATATATAGTTAAAATGATTTTATTTTATGAAACTAATGTACAACAAAAAAGAGCATCTCAATTAAGAAACACTCTTTTAAATTACTAAACAGGTGGACAGTCAGTTTAGATTTTCAAACACACAGGTTTTATTCTGTGGATTTTTTTATAAAATTTGCTAGGTCTTTATACTTATCTTCAATATGGTCTCTTTCACACTTTACCTCATCAAAAGCCATTCTTACAATAGTTGGTAAGTCTCGCATTAAATTGTAGGCGTTAAAAGTTAATACAATTCCATCCTCTAATTCCATCATTACCTCTCCGTTTTTACCTCCATAAAGAGATACCGTGTCGTTTATATATATATTCTTTTCCATTTTGTTATTTTATTAAATTTAAATCTAATTCCTTTGCTACATAATTAATATGCTTTTGAGTTGTTACACTCCAATAACCTAATTGAAATAATTTATCCTCTGCTATTGTAGCAACGTGAGTTGTATAACTCCAAACTTCATTTTTTTTAATCCTTAAATTTTGTTTGTACTTTGGTAATGTCATCATAATATTTACTTTAGTCAGAACTCCTTCATTGGGTTCTACTCAAAGATACAACAAATAAATGGTTTATCAACTATAAATCTTAATTACTTTTTATTGGACTGCGTATTTACCAAAGTTTGGTTTACTTATTACTGAGTATGTAGCGTATCGAATAGCATCAATAGTATGGTTGTTTTTATCAACTGGCTTGTTTATCATTTTCCCGCTTCTATCTTCCTGCCATTTGTAGTTCCTAAACTCCTGAATACAATTATGGCTGTCTTTCTGAATATGGATTTTAAAGCGTTTTAAGAGGTCTATTCCCGCGTTGATACTGTCAGCACCTTTTAAACTTGGTCGTACGTTCCACCCCATCCTGCGTAGTTCCTCAATCAACCTAGGCTCTGCTGAATCAAAGTAAATTGTTTCCCTGCCAATTCCTACGTTTTGCCATTTTTTATGAATGTCATAAGTAGTCATTTGAGTTTGGTAAATATGCTCTTTAATATACAGGTTAAATTCTTTTCTATAAACAGAAACCAAGGTTGTTGGGTCATTGGAATATCCTGCATCTGCTCCGTAACTTATAAACTCTGCGTCTTCTGGTATCTTGTCAACCTCTGAATAATTAAATATTGTAGCTTTAGAAACCCCCTTTAAACCTAAACCGTAGATTTGCCAGTACGTTTCGTCCGTATCTTTTAAACGTTCTATTTCTTCCTTGATGCTGTTATTAAGGAAGCTATTATCCAAGTAAGTAGTAATATTAAAATCGGCATCTTCTCTGGGTATTACCTTGTCATAAATCCAATGGTATTCGTCCGATGGATTAAAATCAAGAATTATTTTATCTTCAGTACGAAAAACTAACTGCTGCCAGTCTTCGTAATCTAATTCGTTTGCCTCATTAATAAATAGTAAATTCCTTTTACGTCCCCTTACTTTCTGTGGTTGGTCTAAAGAAATAAATTCAACAAGGTTGCCGTTGAGTTTGTACTCGTGGTTTGATTTGTTATGATTTGCTTCTGAATATGAATTATGTAATTTTAGTATGTCTAAAAAATCACGCATAACAGATGACCTAACCGCAGGAAATGTTTTTCTACATATCGTAATGGTTTTACCTGTATTCTTCAGGCAGTAATGAAAAATAATATACAATAAAATATTGTAGGTTTTTCCTGACCTAGTTCCACCTTGTTCTATTGATATTTTCTTTTCTGATTCTAAAAGATGTCTAAATACTACGTTAGTCTTTATTCTCAATTATTTCAATTTGAAAGTTTGTTGGCATTCCATCCGCTCCAGTTATCTCTTGTCGCTCAACGTAGCCCCTTTTCTTACCTTTAGTTTTTAAATAGAATATAGTAGCCGAAGTATTACCGCTACCGATTTGTGTATGCAGTTGACTTTCTGCAAAGTCCAAAGCCACGTTCTCTATTTCCTTTACCTCCTTAGCGAAAACCTCATCTTCATTCAGCCATTTATAATACGTGCTTCTTGGTATGTCTGCTTTTTTACAGGCAACCGTTACAACGCCCAAACTTTGTTCAAGTGATTTCAATAACGATTCCTTTTTTATGTGTCTACTTTCGTTCATTATATATTTAGTTGGATTGCAAAAGATGTTCCCCTATGCTTTGCGGATTTTATTTTATTTGGGTATTCTTTTATTAATTTTTTTATAGCAATTTTTTCCTTCTCAATTCTATTACTATCTCTACAACCCCCCTGCATTTTTGTGTGTTCGTGTTGCATAAACATTATGTTGCTTCTTACCGTTACCCCCAAATCTCTTAAATTTCTAAGAGTTAATTCGTAGTCTTCTTTTACCTCATAGTCTTCATTAAAATAATATGTTCCGTCGTTTATAACTCCCATACAACTACCCAAGCAAATACCATTAAATAAATAAGGCTTCCAACTATAATTGGTTAAATTATTTCCTACTGTAAAAAAACCATTTATCTTAGCCACCATTTGGTAGGTTATTTCAAAAAGTTTTTCTATTTCAGAAATGTAATCTAATTCATCGTAAACTCTAACTACTTTATATTTGTACTTTGTTCTTTCTATATAGCCACCGTATTGCAGGTCATCATCTATAAAAAATATGTTACAATCATTTGATTTTAAAATATAATTCCTAGTCGCTGTAATCCCTCTAATATCGTTAGGCACTCCTACTACGTTTTCATACATTGAGTATTCGTGTACTTCACTTTCAGGAACGTAAATAAATGCGCTTTTAAATATCTTGTTAGTACTAATTAAGCCCGCTCTTCCTTTCGATGGTATGCAAATTTTAAATTCCAATTCTTTCCTTAAATTTAGTTAAATCAAATACTCTCTCTGTTCCGCTTGTTACCTTGTCACTTGTAGAGCCTACCGTGCAACCACCTTGCCTAACTGTTTTACATTTAAAAATGGTTTTTAATTCGTCCCATTCTTCGCTGTCTTTATCTGCGTAAACTATTATATATTCTTTTTGTGGTAAAATCTGCAAAGATTGCTCTATTTCAATTTCTTCGTTTTCATTTAGTAAATCTATTTTGTCCCCTATATTTAAATCCAAGCCCCATTCTTCAATTAGAGATGTGTCCCATTCGTTAGCTAAAATATCCCAATCCCATTCTCCGAAGCCGACATTATCTTTTACAATAAATTCACGTTCTTGTTCCTCTGTTAATTCCTCAGCCTTTAAAATCCAAACTTGCTTTAGTCCTGCCTCCTTGCAAGCCTTTAGGCGCATATTTCCGCCAAGAACTATCATTTCCTTATTGACTACAATAGGACGAAGTTTTAACATCTCTGGGAACTCTTTAATTGACTTTACTAGCTTTTCAAATTTTCCGTCTTTAATGAAACGTGGATTGTCTTCGTTGTTTATTACTTCCTTTATATCTACTAATTGCATACTTATATATAGTTAAATGTTTGTTTTTTTATTCTAGCTTTAAAAAGTCAGCCGATGCGTGTTCCATAAACCATTCTTTATTTTCTTTGTACTTATCTATTACCGCATCAATCATTACCAACTCATCAATGTCTGAGTGTTTAATTTTATCCATTAAAGAAGTTATCTTCCTGAGTACGTTTGAAGTCATCTCTTCATTGTTTAAATAGACCGTGTTGTAGTCGTCCTGTATCTCTTTCTCTAGCATACCTAAAAAACGCTGTCCCTGCTGTTTAATGTTTTGCTTATATTTGTTAGTCCCCTGAAGGTCTTCTATTGCTTCGATTGTTAATTGACCCAGTAGCACTACTTTTAAATAATCTAGTTGTTTATCGTTCTTCATCTTAGTATCTTAATTTTCTACTTCTTATTGATTGTACGTCTTTTTTTGCTGAATCCACCCAACCTGTAACAGAATTTAGTTTGTGGTTGTTTATGTTTTCCTTTACAAATTTGTATTGTCTGTCTTTAAATTTTCTTAGTCCGTTATCCATCTATCACTATTTTTATAATTTCTTCAACTCTGTTTAAACTTCTGTCTATTGCTTCAAATTGTAACCCCTGCATTTTATTTACTTTCTCTTTTTGTTCTTCTGTAAGAGTTTTTAAACCATCGTAAACAGATTCTAGTTTTGGTATTAAATTTAAAACCAATTCTTTTTTAGCTAGCTTTGATTTCAATATGTTTACCGTATGTTCTAAGTATGCGTAAGAATCTTTTGGTAAAGCCTCCATACAGTTAAAGTGTTTTAAAGCCTCGTTGATAACGTCTTCCTCTATGTAATGGATTGTATTATTTAATGCGTGTATTACCGTTGTGTGGTCTCTACCAACAAACCCCCCAATTTTCTGGTAATTGCTTTTGGTTAGCTTTCTGGCTAAAAAATAAAAAACAGTTCTTGCTTCTGCATAGTTTCTTTGTCTTGTTCTTTTCTCCATTTTTAAATCGTAAACCTTGTTTACATAATCATAAATTTCTTCTAAAATCTCCATATTAATCTGTTCTTAGTTTTAATAAATTATAGCACTCTATGTACCTTTGTTTTGCCTTTCCTTTGTGTACCTCTTTAAAAAGTTGGTACATCTTCTTTGTGTATTTAAAATGGGTGTTGCATCCTGCTAAATACTTTTCCGCATACTTCACTCCCTTACCTTTGAAATAGTTTACATTATCTGCCGTGTCTCCTATTATCATTTGCTCGTAGAAATTATACATCGCTTCACTTTCTGTAATATCATAAACAACTTTACGTTTGTAGTGATAATTATACATTAAACAAGGGAACTGTTTGTAGTCTTTATCTATTGACACTATCATAACCTCGTCCCTGCCGAACTCTTTTGATAAATTGCTCCAGTACCTTGCAACCATATCGTCTGTTTCAATACCGTAGCCAAAAATTGAGTTATGTTTTTCTTTAACGTATTCGTGAACCTCGTTTAATAATGGCGGCTTCTGTTGGTTGTTTCTGTTTGCTTTATACTTTTTTGTTATTAGCTTCCTGAAGTTTCCTAAAGAACCGCTAAATATTAAAACCTTGTCAATATCATAAAGGTCTTCTAATTCGTTTACAACTCTCATTAATTGGTTGTCGAATTTTTCCGTAGCATCAATTAGTTTTTCATAATACGGGTTGTCGTCTGGTGTTTCTCTTTTCCTGTAACAGCTTGCGAAAATTAAACTGTCTGCATCTACAAGTAAAATCATTATTCGTAAAATTTATTTTTGTCATTAAAAATCTTTGAACCAATCCAAAGAAATACTTTTGCTACTGCTATCCATAATATTATTAATAAAAATATTTTCATTGTCTTTTGTTTTAATTATCTCATTGATGCGGAATGGCAGTCCCAACTACAATATCCGAATTCTTTTTGTATAGGTGTTCCGCACTCTTGGCACTCGCTTTCTTTGTCATCCTTTCTTAAATACTCATCTAGTTCATTATCGAATCTTTCCATATCTTATTTTTTTTGTCTTAATACCTCTATCTCTCGTTCTAAGTAATCTTTAGCCTTCAACAAGTCTGCTAGTTCATCTTTCTTTTTACCCGCCCTTACAACGTACTTAATTACATTTCCCCTGCAAAAGTTTATATTGTAATCGTTAATAACATCTATTAAGTCGTAAGAGTTTCCATTGTCGTAATGTGGTTGTGTGCTTCTCATATCTTTGCTTTATATTAATTCTGTGTATTTAAGGTTTCCTTCTCCGTCGCATTTTCTTGCTGTTGATAATAAATTTGTATAATACTCGCCTCCCCAGTTTACAGGCTCGTGAATTACCCGAACTCCCTTGGAGTATTTATCCTCCCAGACATCTGCAATAACTCCCTCCACTCTAAGACCTGTATTTATTACACTTACTTTTCTCCCTATTAAATTACTGTTTACTTCTGCTATCGTCATCTTGTCCGTTTTAATACTGGCTTCATTACCAATACTGCAATATACAATAAATATTTAGATTATCAACAATTTTTCTTAATTATTTTCAGAATTGTTTTTGTTTATTAAAATAGCATCATTTTCTTTTAAAAGGTAACAAGGTTTTAAAACTCTTTTCTTTGTCCACATTGTAGTATCTGGACAGTATTTATTTTCTGGTTCTGGCATTTCAATATCGTTCAACCAAAAAAGATAATTTGCTTTTGGGTCATTAACGAAATACAAAGCAACTTTACCCGTACCAATTAGTTTATCGTATTTGAATTTCTCTAACATTTTGGTATCGTAGTGCTTGTTCCTGAACTTCATTTCCACAACGCATTCTAAGCCCTTTGGCGTTAGTCCTTCAGCATCCCAACTTTGAGAACCTTCTCCAGTCCATTCAAGTTTCCAACCGTCAAGGTTTAAAACATCCACTACTGCTTTTTCTAATTTGTGTATTTTACTTATCATATATTTTATTTATGTCAGCAATCCAAGACCTGTATATTTTTCCGTTACAAGTGCAAGGTTCATTGTATTTATGGTTATAATATTCTGAATGCAATATACAAAGTATTTTCTTATATTCAGGCGTTAATTTACCCTTTACGTTTTTCCTGAAGTCTTCCCAAATTAATCTATCTTTATTTACCACAATTCTACGTCGTTTAAGTCATTTCTACGTTTATTACAACCGCAATCTTTAATCCCTAACATCTTACTACCTTTATCAACAAGCCACTTTATACCCGTGTATTTTGTAAACAAATATATTAAATCTCCTAATTTCATATTTAAGTTAGTTTATTTTTTAGCACTGTTTTTAATTTATTATATGTATTGTAAAGTGAGTAGTACCCTATTTTTGTTTCCCTACTTAGAGACGCAACACTTTTGCCGTGTGCTATTAATTCAAAAACTTTTCTGTCATACCAATAAATCTCGTCAATCGCCCTGTTGTAGTCTTTTAAATTTTGCTCGTATCTGTTTTCGTTTTCTTCTGGTAAATCTTCCTGTAAATGATTCTCTAAATGCTCAATACCTACTTTTATTATTTTCTTTTCACTTCTTAAATAGGCAACATAAATACCTCTTAGCTGTTTGAATATGTAATAGTAATTTAATTCGTCGTCATTATACCAGATATCAATACCTTTTTTTTCGTATTTAATCAGGTAAATGTACATCTCCTGAACTATATCTTCAGAAATTTCTGGACGGCAACCAAACGATTTTACTATTTTAATCCAATCATTGTGCTTTTTAGCAGCTTTTAATATTAATTTGCTCATTTTAATTTTTTAGTACAAAGGCAGTTCTTTGTGTGTTTTTTGTTTCTGCATAAAATTTTCTAAAGGGTCGTAAATATCCCCGACCACAAAAGGTAATCCAAATTTATTAATACTAAAACTAAAAGTATCAAAAGCGTAACCCCTACTTATTTTGCAGCTTGCTGTTACCCATTCTTTGTTAACCGTGTTAGCCTCTAAACTTATGGCTGTCTCACATTTTTTATAAAGAAAACTACCAAGATGACCCGTGGCTTTTTCAGTTCCAAAGTTACTATGTATAACTGTGATGATATGACAATCGTAGCGTGCGCTTAATTCCATTATCTTTTGAACGCATAGGTTGGATTCTTCGAGATTATTTACATCGCTTACGAGGTCTGCAATTCCATCAATCACGACAAGACCATTTTTTCCTTCATTTTGTTTTAAAGTGTATTCTATAAATTTTAATCTGTCTTTATAGTTTACAGTTCTCAAAGCATAAGTTTGGTAGCAACCTAAATCTTTATTACCTGCCATATCTTCGACACGTTTAAAAACTCGCTTTGCGTGCCATAGTCCCTGTTCTGTATCAAAATGCATTAAACACCTGCCGTCTCTATGTCCTTTAATATTTCCACCGAAATTATTCTTACCACTTAAAAACACCGATGCTAAAAGCGAGATGAAAAACGTTTTTTTTGTTTTTGGCGGGGCTTGTACGAAACTAAAATTTCCAAATGTACCGATTCCGATTGGCACTTTTAAATCTCCGTTTGCCGTCTGTATTGTCTTCTCTCCAAGGCTTAAAGCTACTGGAGGGTATTCCATTACGTCGTCCGTTAAAACCCTGCATTCTTCAGCTATTAGCTGCATTGTCATTTCTTGTATTGTCTGTTCTTCTGTCATTTCTTGTCTGTCTTTTTAGTTGGTCCAAATATAGTAAAAAAAAAAGGGATGCTATAAACACCCCTTTGTCTTACTTAAAACGGTAAATCATCCGCCGCAACTTCCACAACTTCTGCATCTTTTACTTCCTTTTCAGCGTTCACTATAACACCGTTATTCCATACGACCTTTCCGTTACCTAAATAAGTTCTGGCTTTTTTCGCTTGGTTTTCTTCTTTTGTTTGGCTGATAAAAACAGAAGTGTTGTTCCCAAATCTTGTGTCATCATTTACTGACATTGTAAGGTTTACATAAACTGCTCCATCCTTTCCTGCGATAAATTTTTCCTTTGGTAATTTATCTACTCTTAAACTGTAATTGATTATTGCACTCATAATTTTAAATTGGTTTTAATTTTGGTTTATAATTTTATTCTTAATAATTCTACTGGTATGTCAATAATGTCCGCTATTTCTTGAATTGTAAATTCAACTTTTTCTTCTGAATCTGTAAAAAAATCTGTAATAAGGTTTTTCTTTACTTGTTTTAACGGATACCACCAAGATTTTTCTCCTTGTACAAATGAAACAAAAGCAAACTTACCCTCAATCTTTTTTATAGTTCCGAGCTGACCAATATGTTTATCCATACTCGGCATATACTCTGGACCTTTAGAGTAAAATCCATAAATTGTCTTACCTATTAAATCTTTATTTTTCATATTTTTTATTAAATTGTAAACCTGTCAGTTTACTTTGATTGAAATTTGTAAACCTATTAGTTTACATTTTAGTTATCTATTGTACTATCTATTGTTTGTATTATGTGTCTAAAAACACTTTTTTCTTGTTCGCCAGTTACATCTACTCCGTTTAGAAGTAATCTGTAATGGTCTTTTTTAGTTTTAATTAATTGGATATCATTCATATTTATCTCTGGTTTAGGTTAAAATTTATTTGCTTTTGGTAACTCTTGGTCTATACTAAACTTAAAGAATCTTACCGAAGGGTTTCCGTCTATAAAATAATTCCAAGCCTTTAAACTCATTCCTAAAGTCCAGTAAAAATTTAATGGTTCTTTATTTATTTTAGAATTATACAACCTAGAATATAAGTAACTTGTAGCCGTTCCTTCCGTCCTAGTGATTCCATAAATATTTTTCATAAAATCATAAACCTGTTCGTTTGGTTCTCTACCTCCCACAGTGTAAGCAATAAAGGATAAATTAGAAACCCCTAAAACTCTAGTTTTTGCTTTACTATAAAGGTTTGCGCTATTTCTCATTAAACCCTGCAACCAGTCATTGTTTTGTAAACAAAAATCTAATACCTGTTGATTAGTTAAACTTTCGATTCTGTTTTTAATACTCGATCCTGCTGCCTTAGAATTTTTGGTTTCATACTTATAAATCAATTTAACTAAAGCGGATAAGTTAGTAGCGTTTTTAAATCCATTCAAATTTAATATATCAATCGAACTCCTGTTTTTACCCGTGTCATAAGTAGCCATTGTGTTCTTTTGAACTCCACGTACTACTGGAATATGGTAAGGGATTCCTGATTTTAATATAGCCATTAAACGGTGTTGCCCGTCTGTAAGATTATTGTTTACATCAAAAACGATACTTTCTCCGTTCTCTAAAAATAAACCTTTTTTCATTTGGTCTACTAAGAAATTAACATTTCTAGGCGATTCTTTTCTGTTTTGAGTGTTATGGCTTAGATATTTTTGCGCTACCTGTGGGGTAATGTAAACTAAATCTACTGATAAATTACTCTTTTTTTCTGAAATTTGTGTCATCATTTTATTATATATTTAATTGTTAGTATTATTTATTTTTTTTAAAACTTTCTGATTCGTCTTCTCCGAATACTCCGAGTTCATAGAACCCTGTCAATTTCAAAACTGCTCTGGACATTGCTCTTTTTTCTGCCATTTCTGCAACGTACCAAGAATTTGTGTTCCCTTCGCTATATGTTGCGCCTTTCAATGCACTACCAAATGTTTCAATTCTTTTACCGTCCTTTTCAGCGTGTGCTTTAAATACTGCAAAGTTTGTTTCACAATTAATAACTTCATATGTTACGCTCATTTGCTCAACTGCCTGTATTTTATCAATTCCCTGCCGTGTAATAATTACATAGTGTTGGTGTTTAAATACATCGTCTTTTGTCAATCCGTACTTTTTGTACAATTCAATTAATTTGTCTTTGTTCATCTTATCTGTTTTAAATATTAATACTCTTTTTTACTTCTAGTAACGCCTCTAAAAACATTACTCTTTTTTCCAACGCTTCAACCCTGTAAATTAGAAATTGTTCGCTAGTAAATTCTTTATCTTTATCGTGTGTCATAACTTACTGTTTGTCAAATATATAAAATATATTTTAATTAATCGTTAATTTTTGCATTTAAATTTATAAAATTTCTAGTTCCAAAGGTAGGTACTTTTAATTGGTAGTTAATTTTAACATCCGTTAGGTTTGGGTCTTGCTGCATATGATACTCTATTTGTAGCTTTAATTTGTCCCAAGCCGCTTGGTTTACCTTTTCATTACTTTTATTTGATTCCATAATTCTTTTATTTTTTCTTTAGCATAATGCAAACCGTCGTTACCGTTCTGAGCAATTATTTTCATTCGCTCGTTTGCTTGTTCTTCCCAGTCTGAAAATTCAGAGTTTTCCTTGCAGCTATCGCAAACATCAGTTTCTAAAAACCGACCTGCACCGCAACATTTTGATTGTTCCATAATTATATATTATCTGCAAATAAGTCGTAAGGACTGTATACGTTAGTAAAAAATTTAATATCTACCCAAATCCTAAACGGAATGTCTCCTACGTACTCAGTTTCTTCAAAGCAAGATATAACCCCGTTAACTATCATTGGATATTCTAAATTACTTATTTTAAAAATTTCACTATATTCTGGTTTTAATTTATCTATTAATCTAATTTTATCTGTCTTTAGTTTCATAATTATTTTTTTTTATTTATCCAATCTGCCATATCTTTTACTTCTTTTCTAGTCCAACCTGCATCCGCTAAGTCTTTATCTTCTCTAGCTATTATACTGTTTAATAAATCGCTGTTTAAAATGTCATCTATATTCATCTTGTCTTTTTTAATTGAGGGCTGAGTTAAGTCCCTCTGGGTTAGTATTCCTTTACTCTTATACTGCAATATACAACTTTTATTTGGTTTATCAACAATAATTCTTAATTATTTTATTATACGTATTTTAATACTTTACTTTTTGTATTAGTATCTGTAAGTGTAACGTTGTATCTATTTGATAAAATTTTACCGCTGATAGTATCGCATCCTGAATAATAAACATTTTCAATATCTGTTGCATCTAAACTGTGATTTGCTATTAAGTAATCAATAAGATATTTTTTGCTTTCTAGGGCGGTCTTTTTTGAAGTAAACATTGCGTTTTCTATAAAATATTTTCTTTTGATATCAAAAACTGTAAGTGTGTAAATTTTCATTTTGTCCGTTTTAAATAGTACCTTCATTAGCACTATACTGCAATATACAACAAATAAATGGATTATAAACAATTTTTGTTAATTATTTTAATATAAGGCACAAAAAAAAGAGATACCGATTAAGATACCTCTTTATAACTAAGACAAAAGAATAGTTAATGATGATGACACTACAAATATAGTTAATATAAATAGAAATAAAATATATACATATTAAATGTTATTAACTTTCTCTTTGTAATACTCTATCATTTCTAGTAATTCAACATCACTAAATTTCTGGATTTGTCTACTTTTGAAAACCAACCTATCTGAGCAGGACTTACCTAAAAATAAACCAAATTGATATTGTTCTCCGTACCTGTAAACGTTACAACCAACGCATTGCACCTGAACGTTTTCTTCATCCCACCTAGTTGAATAGTGTTTTCTACTCATAAAATGACCTGCCTGTAAACTTTTCCAATGGTCTTCTTTGCCACAAGTGAAACAGGTTGAAATATCTTCTTTTGCGTATCTACGTCTAATATAAATACTAAATATAGTATCTAATTTTTTAACGATAGTTTTTCTGCTTGCTTTCTTAGCCATTTTTTTTTAGATTAGCTCCCCTAGGTCTTATCTTTATTCTATACTTTTTTATACTATTTTTTTATGCTTATTTTTATATTTTTAATTATACCAATAATTAGAATTATAAGTAATAAATTACAAAGGTATATCTTTTTTCTTTAATAAACAAGAAAAACTTTATTTTTTATTTATAGTAATATTACTTGCAATCTTCTCCGCACTTCTACCAACTACATACCCGCCAATACCTAATTGTAATAAATTCCAGAACTCATTTTCCAAAGGTGGAATAGGTAACTGAAACAATGGTGCAATAAACTTTACATAAATGATAATAAAACCAAAAGCTAACATTAAGATAGGTCGCCAACTTCTTTGCAACCAATTACCGTTTGCCTCTGCCAATACAATTTCTGTTTGTAGCTTCTGCAATTCCAACTGTTGTTCTTGAAGAACTTTAAACACCTCGTTTTTGGCTTTTAAACGCTCCTCATCGGACGTAAATAAACCATCAATCACTTTGCCTACTTCCTTAACTACACCACCTGTAAACCACCCTAAAATCTTATTCATCTTTGTTCCATCTTATTTGCAACTGCCCAAAGAATAAAAATATATTTACCTCTGAATAGTTAAATTTATCATCTGGTCTGTAATATTGCCATCCAATAATCATTGCATCTGGCATTAATAAAATTAAGTTTATTTCCATTACCAACGTGCTTTTGTTTTTCTAATGTCGTAATGAGTGAAATTGCTATAAGAACCCAATCCGCCCTGTAACATTTCGCCCTCGTTTATAAATAAATCAATCAAATCAAAAGTAACCTTTGGGTCTTCTCCCTTAATTACGATGTCCGCAGCTTTACCTAAAATATGCTGTGATGAACTAACCCCACCAATCGCTTTATTGTGCTTAAAACACCTGTATGCACTGTTTACGGTTATTGATTTACCTGTTTCAGTTCTTAAAATTTGTAACTGGTTAGCAACTTTTTGAACTTGGTGCAATACTTCCAACGGCATTTCGCATCCGCAGGAACATTCAAACTCCGACTTGCTAAAATTATTTGTCAGCTTCATTTGGTTCTTTTAGTTTAAATATTTTCAATACAGTATAAACAATAGAAACAACTAATAAAGCTATTTTTAGCCATTGCTCAACGTTAGAAAAGCTAACGGTAAACGTTAGTAAATTAATTGCTCCTATCTTTATATCTTGCATATCCAAACTTTAGAATTTTAAAGAATCATAGTTTAATCCGAAAAAAGCGTGTACACCATCTCCATCAATATTAACCGAATATGACTTCCAACCATATGGATGGTCAACCGTTCCATCTTCGTCAGCTTCTAAACCGTTCCAAAGGACATCAACGTGCCAATCTCCTGATAATACCGCTTTTGTTTCTACCGCTCCATCTTCGTCAATTACCGCTTGTTCTAAAACGATATTACCTAAATGAACGATTGTGTGCTTGTGATTTGGGTATTCGTTTCCATCTTCATCTGTTGCAGTTCCTAAAGCATCAATCTTTTTTTGTACTTGTTCCTTGCTGTCGAATTGGTATTTTCCTATATTCATTATATTGTTGTTAGTGTTTGTAATTCATCATTTGTTAAAGCGGTTTTGTAAACCCTTAAATCTTTTATTTGCCCTAAAAATTTTAAGGATGTGTTTGCCCTTGATAATTTAATATTATTATAATTTGATGTGCTTAATGCTTGTGAACCCAAAACGGTTTTACTTAAACCATTAATATAAACCTTTACACCATCACTGCCCCAAGAAATACAAACCTTATTAAAACTATCGTAAGAATTAATATCACTAACGTGATTAGCAGAATTGTAATAAGTGTATATTTTCTCGTTAGCATCTGCACCAATAAAAACCGCACCACTATTATTATTATCCTCTGATATAGAAATTAAAAAATTCCCCCCATCTGGGTCTGTTTTAAATTCTCCAAATAACGCCCCACTCTGTGAATTAAAGGTAGAAGCATCGCCAGAACCAGTAACAGTTTCAGCTGAACGAGTAACGGCTGCCGTTGTAGTTGGGATGTAACTTGTTTTATATTCAGATTCTAATTGTGCGCCCCAAATGTAAACGCTTTCATTTGCAGCAGTAACACCTAAAGAAAATGTGCCGCTTCTCCCTAAAGTATCAATAGCAGTACATCTATACCAACCACTCCCATAGTTTTCAATAGAACCCTCAAAGCCACTATCTTCATTTGTTACCGTTCCGTTTTCTAAATTAAAAGTAACTCCACCAGTACCACTACTTGCATTTGCTATTTTAAATAAATTCGTACTGCCTTTTTTAGCAAAACAACTCGCAACTTTATTTGTAGCACTCCAAGTTGAAAATCTTACAACTCCAAAACCACCACTAACTCCAGTTAATAAATCAGCGTTTAATTCTCCACTTGGCGAAATAGTTTGATTGGCATTTATGGTAACTCCATTATTTATCCAATACACATTGTCAAATTGTTCTGAATAAAATAACACGTTACTTTTTTGTGGCTCTAATAAATGACTTGGGCATCCTTTTACAACACCATCAATCATTGGATAGTTTAATCTTGAAACACCACTAGCAACTGTTTCTATTAATCCATCTTTATTTATTCTTGTTGCCGAGCCACTTCTTGTAAAGTTAAAATCCCCTACACCATTTGATGGTAGTACAGAATAAAGTTTGTCTCCTTGTGCGGATGGTATTAATGCTAGAGTTGGTTTTACCATTATATTGTTGTTAAAGCCGTTAGTTGTTCGTCCGTTAAAGCTGTTTTAAATACTGCAAGCGCATTTACTTTTCCATACATTATATTCGTAGCACCATTTGAGGACGCTAAATTAAGTATGTCTAATCCAATCGGCATTATTGGAGCATTTGTGTCAACCCCAACCTCAACTCCGTTTACCCAT